GTGCTGGGTGCTACCTGAACTTTACTGCCTGGATCTGGCCCTAAATCAATCCCAGGAACATCAAAAGCACCTGTAAGTTTTGCTGTAGCAAAAGCCAAACCACCTGCTATAACACCCACAGCCAAACTGGTAAAGAAACCTGCTGTTCCAGCCGCCAATGCCGCACTTAAGGCCGCAAAAGTTGTTCCTGTAGCCGCTGCCACTAATGCTGTTGCTATTGCTGTAAATACTGCCATATTATCCCTTAAATATCCAATTAAAATCTATAGGTTCCCAACCTCTGTTGTTTAATTTTAAATCTGGTGTTGAACTTAATGTTGTGAGTGTAAAACTTGTTATATGTTTGTCTTTTTTAAGTTGTTCTCCTATGCTGATATACTCTTTGAGTAGTCTTGCACCCGCCGTAGAACCCCTGTAAGCACTTTCTACCCACCATGCTACCTCAGTCATGCGTTTTACATGAGGCAACCATAAATCGCCCTGTATAGTTGCTAACAACATACCAACTATCTGATGTTGTTCTTCAATAACTAGTGCAACGCCTTCCTTTGTTATATAATCCAGCACACGATTTACATGTTGATTGTCATATTTTGGATTGTGTAAATCTTTTACAGGATTATGATTAGCAAAATCAATCATTAATCTTTTAATTTCGTCATAATCTTTAATTGTTGCTCTTCTTACTTTCATTATGCTTGTTTTACATTTTTATTACGGTTTCCACCACCTTTTCCACCGCCACGGCCACCACCACCACTGTAACCACCGCCACCAGTGTATTCTTTACCAAAGTCAAATGTTGTTTGGTATAAATCGGGTATTTTATCAAAACTTCTATCACTGGGAAAAAGTTTTTTTCTGTTTGTGGGGTCTGTTTTTTGTCCTGTTATTTTTGTTTCTAAAATTGTGTTAATACTGGAACAAACTACACTCACACTGTAATCATTTTGTTTTGTTAAAAAGTTTAAGTCTTCATCTATTGAAAAGTTTGTTATTACACCTTTAAATCTAGTATACACATTACCTGTATCTAATTCATTGGTGTCTGTGTTCATAAATGCTCTTTTAACACTTATATTACCGCCTTTTACAGGTTCCTGTAATATCATTTGCAAATAATTTACTTCAGAACCTGTGCTGGTGCTGGGAATACCTGTTAATGTAACAGTTATGTCACCATTTGTGACTCTTAAATTGTCCTGTATGTTTGAAATAGCCAAAAAAGCACCTAATTCAGTGTAATTATTACCTCCCACAGTATAGGGTTTATAAGCATCGCTTAAATAATACACATTACCATTCAAATCCAAATCAATAAGTGTGACTGGAAATATATGTGTGCCCTGAACTGCTGGAATGCTGGTTGACATTATTCAATTACCTCAATCAATTCAAAATCTGTGTCAAATGTTATTAAATCATAAGGAACCACAGTGTATGTGGGCATAACAAATGCCTTAACATGAAATCTTACATCATTTCCTATTCTAAATCCACCTGTGTTAAGTGCTACACCATTTTGACTAAGCACTGGTCTATGAACTGGCACTGTGACATTACCACTTGTAAATGCTACATCACTGGTTACTTGGTAAGGGTATCTATATGTGCTGGTGTTACCTAGTGGTTGTAAATAATCACCTTTCTTAAATAATGTTCCACTATGGCCTGTAGCACCTGTTGTGTCAACATACACATTAGCACCACTAACACTGTTAAGCACCAAAGCACTCAATTGTGTTGTGTTTGCATCTCCTTGATATGCCGTTAAATAACTTATACTGCTGTTTGTGGCACCTATATCAACATTTGCTTCTGTTATTCTGTCAGTGCTGTCTAAATCTTCCAGTAAGCCTCTGTTTTCACTGTATTTTAATCCACCAGGAGCACCCACAGTAAAACTGTATGGCACTGGTGATCTCAATGATGTTTTATATTGACCACTGCGACTGATACTGGTTCCTGTGACTTTTCTTTTGTTTATGTTTAAAAATGTTGCTTTATCTATAACTGACTGCAAACTCATTATAATCTCCCTGGTATTCTGCGTCTACCTGCTTCAGTGACACTGAATATAAATTCTGGATCTCTGGCTACTAATTGTTGGAAACTGGGTGCGTCAACGGCATTAATGTTATATGTGACTTGACTACCACCCATTAATTGATTATTTGGCACTATTGAGCCACCTGTTGTTGGCACAAACAATTCAGGTCCTAATTCTCCCACAACATATGGTTTATTACGCATTACAGGACCACCTTTTGCTTTGGCTTCTGGATTTGTTAATTTGCTTATACTGAATTTACCACCATCTAAACTTACACCAAATCCAAATACACCAAATATGCTGTCAAGTATTGGTTTTATAACAGCAAGTTTTATTGCTTCTGCTATCATTTGTTTCACAATAGTTTTGAACATGTTTTTAAAATTATCCATCATGTTGCCACCCTCTAACAATGTTGTGGCCATATCCATTGATAATCTGTCAAAACTTTGTGCGGCTACACTTAAAATATTTTCCTGTGCTGTTTGATAATCTGCTAAACTACTGCTTATGCCTTTGGCACCATTTTTAATTGTTGTGCTACCAGCATCAACTGTGCCCGAAATTTTATCTAAAATCTTTTGTGTTTCTTCATCTGCGGCAATACCTGCGGCTTGCATTGTTTCTATTAATCTAGCAACAAAATCCTGTGCTGTTGTGACAGGCACTGCTGTAAACACATCATCCATTGCTTCACTGAATTTTTCTAATCCGCCTGTTCTTACTTTGTTTGCGGCATTTTGTATGTTTTCAAAGAATTGTGTGACATCATTACTGCCACCTGCTAATTCAATAAGTCTACCAATGCCTTTACCTAAGAATGCTACTGCTTCTACAACACCGCCTATAATTTTAGCAACACTGTTGAATACAGTGTAAAATACATCACCAAATTTTTCATTTACAAAAGTTGCTACTGATTTAAGTGCGTTAAACAACATTGTGAAGTAGTCAACTAATACAGCACCTACTTCTAATACAGTATAAAAAGCATTTACGACGCCTTCACCTATAGTTTTGGCAAATGCTGTTACTGTTTCTTTGTTTTCATCAAATATTTTTACAATTTGATTTATAAATGCTGTAAATTCAGGGTTTATAGCATTACCCATTTCTGCTTGAAAGTTAAAGAATCTATCACCTGCTTGTGATAGTGCACCAGTTAATGTAACATTAAGATCATTAGCCGCACCATCTATACTTTCACCAAACTCTTTTAATTTACGTCTGGTTTCTTCAATACTATAACTGGCACCTGCTTCAAAGCCAGCCATTGCAAGAACACCTTTTTCCCTAAACATGTCTGCCGCACCTGCACCAGCACTTAGGGCTCTTTGTAATTGTCCACTTGCGTCTTGGAAACTTAATCCTGTAACAGCCGCAATATCAGCCGCTAATCTTGTGTTTTCTTCTAATTCATTTAAGTCTTTACTGACAGTTGCTAGGGCTGGTGTGGCTCCTGCAATCTCTTCAAAAGCAAAAGGTAATTCCTGTGCTATGTCCCTTACTTGTTGTAGGGCTAAAGCACCGCCTTCAGCACTACCCACAACATTTTTAAGAACAACACCAATGTCTTCAATTTGTCTTGCGGCTCCTATACTGGCACCTACACCATCAACTGCTTTTTTAAGTGCTAAAAAGGCTGTTCCTGCTATTGCTAATTTACCAGCCAATCCTGCAAAAGCACCTCCGGCACCTCCAGCACTGGTTTTTATACTGCTTATGGAACCCTTTGCACTTTTGACACCTCTGTCAAACTGTCTACTGTTAAGGGTAAGTGTTACTTCAATATTCTTAGCCATCTTATGTTACTCTTTTTATATAATTTCCTACCAATTTGTCCAACTCATTACTGGTTGGTTCTGTCATGCCTTTTGGTGATTGCTTACTCCAACCTTCATCAAGTCTTTCAGCATATCCATACCTAGCACCAATAACATGTTTCTTTTCTAACTTTGTTCTGTTACGAGCATTACCACCTCTTATAGGTGTTTGATTTCTAAAATATTTATATCCTTCTTTCATGACTTCTTCTGTCATGATTTCAAGATCTTCAAACATTCTGTCAACTTCACCTGTATTAACTGTTACTTTGGCCACCTCTTGCTCTCTGTAATCTTTCTTTTAACTGCTCTGGATCATACATGTGATCAGGAACAGGTTTATTATTGTTTTTACTGTTCTGTAATGTTTGCCATGCTATGCTGACGTCCATTACCATTATATCAAATGTGTCTGCCCTACTTAAAACATCACTTGGCAAACAACCATATGTCCTAGCAAGTGCGTCTATAAGCAAAATCCATTGTGTTTCTGCGGATTTCTCATCCACCACATGGCTTGTTACTTTCCCAGTTTATCGCCAATAAGTTTTACGGCTTCTGTAATAACATCAATTGGTAAAATTTTGTCATCGCTCATAACAGGTTCACCTTTTTCATTCAGTATCAAATCCACTAACATGTCAGTGAATTTAAGTGGGTTGTCTTCTGTTAGGCTGGCTAATTTTGCAAAAATATCCAAAGGTTGTCTGTCATATATGTAGAAGTCCAATTCCTCTCCATATTTTTCAACTATTTTGGGTTCTTTGATTGTTAATTTAGTTAAAGTGGGTTTAACTGCTAGTTCTTGTAAGTTCATATCTTATTCCTCTAAATCTCTATTTTTTAAATCGTGAATTGCTGTTAAACAAAAAGCAATTCTGTTTGATGCTTTTTCAACATCTGCTTTAGCACATCTTATTTCATTCTGTGCTTTCGCTATCTCCATCTCCATGCTCTTCAACACTTCCGATGTGGTGTGTTTGTTCCATATCTGCATAACTATTTACCTCTTTTTTGTGTTTTGCTGGTTTTTTAATACCCAGTATCTCTTCCCATTCTGCTTTAGTATGGACTTGACTGCCACTGGCAAATTTATCAGAACTTTTGGCTGTTTTAGCCCATTCTGTAAATTTGTTTTTGCTTTTTTCTTTCATTATATCTCCAAAAAAAGTGGGGGACTAAGTCCCCCTTAAGGTTAGATTGTTCCTACACTGGAATAATCACCATCAACCTCAATAGTCACTGGTGTAACCCAAACTGGAGCATCCATGTTAGTAGTAGGTGCTAGACCTGAAATAAATCCTGATCCGCTTATATACTTACTACCTGTGTCAGTGCCATCGAAATGGACTCTGAAGTATACTCTTCTTTTGTTTGTGCTACATCCGTAAATACCATCGTTAACAACTAAGTCGGCATTTGAACTACCAAAAAAGGCATCTGTATCAACAACCAAATTCAAACTCAATTGGTTTGTTGCTGGTGTTGTTACGGCACTTTCTGCGGTGTTATCTAGAGTTTTCCATCTAAACACACCTGTTGAGTTGTTAACAGTGATGTCCTGAATGTAAGGAACTGTTAAACCGGTTCCTGCTGAAACATTAGCATTTGCGGCACTGTCTCCAATGCTTAATACTGCTTCGTCTCCAGCACTTACATTAATTATAGCCATCGCTGTCTCCTCATTATATAGTAATAAAATTAAAATTAAAAGTATAGATCAAAACGTCTGCTTCAATGTTAGTGGACATAGCACATTCTCTGGTTGATTGACCAGAAACTGCTTGTCTGCTGTTTATGATAGCAGATACTACGGTATCTATATCAGTGGGTTGTGTTTTGGCATCAACTGCCAAATACCCTGTAACGGTTGTAGTAGTTTGAGCAATATCATTGTTGTCAAGAGTGTTAAACAACTCTTCTTTGCTGATATTGTCTTCATCCAGATACACAAACTTCATGTTTTTAACATAAAGTGGTTCTCCAGCACTGCTAAACGGTAATTCAGCACTCACACCAACTGATGTTGATGCAAGTGCTACGTCTAAATTTGCTTTCAGTGTATCTCTAACTGCCATTACCTTACCCTAGTAGTTGCTCTGCGTCCTCTGGTGCGTCTGGTTAAACTAAATCTAACCATTTTTTCACCTTCTTCCACAGTTCCATCGTTATCACTGTCATACCAATCAAACATGTTTAACAATTCTGCGAACAGTTCATTAAACTTGTCATCATAGTATTGTATTTTTTGCACTTCTGATGATTCTGGATTACCAAAATCAGCAACTTTGGGCAACAAATACTCTTTGAGAGTGTAATAACAACACATATCTGTAAAATCTGCCTTTCTGTCTTTGATTAAATTTGGATTAAAAGCAGGTATGTTATCAATGCTATCATACCCACTGCCTGCATAACCCAAATATTCTCTCCATCTAGCACTAGCACGAATCTTTTGATTGATTCTGTTAGTTGCTTTTGTGGTCAAATCTTCCAAATAATTGTTTAAACTACCAGGAGCATCTGGCACATTAGTGAAGTCAAGTTCATTTGATTCAAACAATCGTTGATCTTTGTCCTTGACGTCCAATGCTTCTGCGTAACTAACTACATTTGTTCCTGATAATATAAATGCCATGTTTTTCTCTCTATACTAAATTAAACTTAGGCTGTTGCCAAGTCTCTTGGTAAATTATTACTTCTAACGAAACGACATCCAATTGCTTGTCCGATTAAGCCTTCAAGTAATGCTTGGTTGGCTAGATCTTGTGCTACTGAACCAATAGAACCACTGCTGATTCCACCTACACCATTAAGTTCCTTAGCAAGTGCTAATTCTTGTGCTGGTGTAACAACTGCAATGTAGAAGCCTGCACCATCTGTTGGAGCATTTTGACCTCTTAGGTTTGCAACTGAAGTTGAGAATTGATCTAAACTTGCACTAATACCAGCGGCCGCACCAATTACATTTGATGTAGCAATCGCTCTGATAAAGTTACTTTTAACTTGTGCAAAACCATTTCTTACTGTTGCAACCATTTGATAGTTGTCTTTGTTTACGTCGTTAAACATTTTAACTGTTGGTTCTCTTTTAACTGCATAAGCACCTGCTTCTGGTGACATTACTAATGCCACGTCAGCACCTGTTAAGGCTGTATTTGCATAACCATCGTTAGTAACATTAAGATCTGAAATATCAGTCATTGCTGTTTCCACACCACTTGCTAATACATTAAAACCTTTTTCATCTGTTGCTTGTGCAATACTTCTTGAAAGTCTTGTTACAACTGCATTTCTTACTGTTTCGAAACCACCGTCTTCTAGTGATTCTTCAGAAATCAATGTAGATGCACCTCTTTTGTTCACACTTAGTGAAACAGAAGTTGGCAAGAAGTCTTGATCTGCGTTTCCAATTATTTCAGTGTTCTCACCTACTGATGAGTTACCTGCTGTCCATGCGTTTGTGACTGGGATCTTCATGGTATTTCCCACGCCGCCTGAAATGTTATATGAGTTTAAGATGATGCTTGGATTTGGTAATAAAACGAAATTATCGTAGTAAGGAATCAAATCCGCAACAACGTCTTCATATAAAGCGACAATATTGGCTGTTTGAGTTGCCATTATATTCTCCTATATTATATAAATTAAATGAGATTATCTCAGCATTTTTTCTGCTGTAGATCCTCTCACCGTGTTTTTTATTTGATCAGAAATCATTTTATCAGTTATTTGACTTCTAGAAAGATTTCTGTTCCTTTCTCGTAAACTAACATAGGCACTTCTGTATGCTGGATCGGTTTTCATACGACTTTCATCGATGCCTTTCACAACACCAGATGTATCTGGTTGTTTGTCTACGGCAAAAGTGTCCATTCCTTTCTTTGCAAATGGTAATCCTAAATTTTTACCCACTACTTCAACTGCTGTTTTGTAGTCTGGTGTTTCACCATCAGTGGTAAAATAGTCTTCACCATTTTTAATTGCAAAAGTGTCTCCATCCAAATGTAACATATTTCTAGCCTTCATCAGATCAATTACAGCCTGCTTTTGATCTGTGTTCCAACTAGTTGGCATATTGTCTTTGAGTGAACTAACATGTTCTCTTAGAGCATACTCAGTTTTTACACTTTGTAGTTCTGCTCTCAGTTCTTCAACTGTTTGTTCTCTCTTACGCACCGCATCACGCAAACTGTCAACATTAAGACCAGTTTCACCATCGCTAGTTTGAAGTGTTTTTACAACACTTTTAACCTGATCAAAATTGTCAACTTCCAATTCGCTCAAAATTTTGTTTTGTGCTTCTTCGGTTGCTCTTGCGGCTATTTTGTTTGTGTCATCTCTGGTATAAACTCTTACACCATCCACAAACATTTTGCCATCTCTATGTTCCACTTTGGGAGCATCAGTTTTTACACTTTCTTCAGATTTCGCTTCGACACCTGTCTCTGCATCAGTATCTGTTCCTACTGGTTGCACATTTTCTCCTGCAACTAGAGTATCAGTAGTGATTTCTTCACTCATATTATCTCCTATTTTTACTCCCTATAGGTTACGGGTAATCAAAATATTTAGAAACCATTGTCAGTGGTTGTGGCTGACAACAACTGTTCTAGTCTCTGGCGTATTTTGTTACGCATTTCAGTTTTAAACCCATTGTCTTCTTCTGCTTCTACTGAATCTAATCCAATAGCCGCTTGGTATTCTTCATGGGTTGCGAATGGCATGTAAACTATACTGCCATCCTCTTCGGTGTGCGTGTGAAATCCACTGCCACCTAATCTTTGTGCTTCTGCTTCTGCTTGTTCTTGTGTAGCATATTCAGGAGCCTCAATTTCTTTGCTATACATGTTTTCGTATCTTTCCAATACTGTCATAGCCAAACTTATTTCATTTAATTCGTGTTCTAATGCTTTTTTGTTATACTGCCTGTTGTATGATATTGAAAAATCTTCTGGTTTTTGTTGGTTTGTCCAATCAAACCAGACGTCCCATAGTTTTGCTTCTGCATTTTCTAAATTTGTTGCTTTTCTGCGTATTTGTGCGGCTAATTTGTCATCATATACTTCTATTTGCTCACCGCTTCTACTTGCTTTGATTAAATCTTCACTACGCAACATAGCAATTTGTGTTAATTTTTCTATTTTGCTGTCCACTAAACTTTTTATGCTGTCAATTGCTGTTAAATCTGGTGATGCAAATTCATACACATAAGCAGGTGTTCCTGTGAGACCTGCTTGAACCCTAATTACTGCACCGGGTTCTGCGCCTACCTGACCATCATTTAATTGGTCTGTTGTTTCATCAACTACTAATGTTGGGTGGGCTCCATATGTTATGCCCTGGTAAATCTCAGCCATATCCCCATATATGCTTCGCTGTATTTGAGCACAATCCTGAATAATTGTGCTACCCACATTGTTGTAAATTTTTGTTGATTGATAAATTGTTTTGATGGGTATATAACCCAATTCGTTTTCCTGCACTATTCTGTAACTGTTATCATCTATTTGTTCCAGTCTGGGGTCATCAATTGGTGGTAAGTAATCATCATCACCTCCAACAAAAACAGTTTCCACTGTGTCTTTGGTGTAATAACGGAACACACTGTGGTAATCACTATCTTCCAGTTTCAACACAATGTTGTGTAATTTTAAATTACCATCAACATCATACTTATAACTCCAGTTTGTTACATCTGTGGGTTGGTATATTTTCCACTTAGGTATATCTGAACCTACAGGTTTGTAACATTCAACATGACATACACCATATACTGTTGTATACATGTCAACCAAACTCATAAATTCGTTAATGCTGTTGCCTTCACCATCCACATCCTGTAAAAACTCTGTTATTTCTGGTGTGTTTGGTAATGTTCTTTGTGGTGGATTACGGAATAATATTGCATTGTATTCTGCTACAATCAATTTAACAAAATTGTAAAGAGGAGTATTTTCTAATTTTTCTAAATAAAAACTGCCACTCAGTAAATCTTGTCCTCTGTTTGTTTCATTTGAACTTGTGCCATATTCAACTTTGGCACGATGTTTTGACACCATACTGCCATCATCATTCATTACATAAGTGTTTACAGTTTCACTGGGCGTGTTTAAGTCTACTTGATAAGCACGAAGGTATTTTGCGTCTTTGTATTCAACTCCACCATACCATGATTTAATGCATAACTGCCAATCATTGTAGTATCTGTCGTAAAGTGAATGCGTGCCTGTTATAAAATCCAGATAAGTGTTTTCGCTCAAAGAGTTCTCCTTGATATTGTAAATTTACAACACTATTTATACAAAAAGGGTTGACAGGCCGCATTTTTTGTAGTAAAATAAGAGTTTTAGATAAATAAATTATGTAAAGGCAACATAACAGGAGAAAAAACATGCCAAGTAAAACAGGTTATATACCTAAACAAAAACCAAATAAAAGTAAAACATTTGAATCAAAATGGGGCGAACCTGCCTACAAAATAGCAATTCGCGAAGATGTAGCGGTAGCAACTATACATATGAGGGTATTCAATTATGGTTCACCCTATCAAAGAGCAAAAAAACCCAGCATAAGTGAAGTATTGTGTGGTAAAACACTTTATCAATTGGGTGAAGAACTTAACTTACATCCTATAACAGTTCAACAAAGGATAAGAGCACATAATAACCCATATATAAGTGAGAGAGGTATTGAAAAAGATGTTAGCATACACAAATACAGCAAAAACAAGGGCAGAAAAGATATTTGGCTTATGCCAGAACATCCTTGTCACGACGAATGGGTAGCAGACAGACAACTAGATGATGCTTTCTTAAAAATGCAAAAAGGAGTTAAACATGTTATTTGATAAATTGATACCAATTAAAATTACTGACACAAAACAAAGTCGTAATGATAAAGAAAAATATAAAACAATAACATTATATGATCCCACAAATGATAGATTAGTAAAAACTTATGTAGTCAGCACATATGGTAATTATACTCGTTGGAAGAAAGTGCTTAATCATAATTATGAAACAGATACTGCTATATTGTTGGGCAATTTTCGTCTCAAAGAATTAGATGTTGTAGATGCTGACAGCACATTCACAATGCACACTGGCGTAAGTTGGAATGATGTAAGTGATATTATAGAAAATAGACGTTGTAAAAATTAACTTAGTTCTATAACATCACCGTCTTTGTATTTTTTCTTACCGCTCTGATATTCCAAATGTATGCCTGCTCGTTCCATTAGGGAAATCATATGTGGCATATCCCATATGGTCATCTGATAACCATAACTCTGTGCTATTCTGCGTTGGTGTTCTTTGTTATTAGAACCTTTATATTTGTGTATTGCTCTCATCTTGTCTCCATTCGTGTCCATAATTATTATACAATAATGGCCCATATTTTTTTGCTAATAAATGTTTGCGTAATATATTACCATTGCTGAGTTTTTCCTGTGCTTGTAAATCTTTTGGTAAATTTAGATATTCATCATGCCATTCATTATACATTTCCAAATCAGGTCTTGATGTGGAATTTATTTCATCCACTATGGTTTGTAAATCTTTGGGTTCAGGTATTTTCATTGAATTCCTTATGTAATGCTTTCATTAGTTCCAGTTTATTAGGAGCATTTCTACTGCCATGTAAATGTATAATGTGACTATCCTGAATAGCACATCCATTCCAAGCATTAGCCCTTTGTATGTGTTGATTTATATCATTAGTTAACCAAACACCGTGTGCTTGATATGCCATTTTTGGTATAATTGTGTTTTGGGGTGTTCTACCCTCCTGATTCCATAACATTTTATTAAGTATAATTTGTTCTGTGTTCCATTCTGAAAAGTCCCAGTTTTCTGCTTGTTTTAGTGGCTCAGTCCAAGTATCAGGATTCATATCAGCACTGTAATAACGAACATCAGCATTTAGGAAATGTTTTATACCATTAAAACTTTTGGGGTCAGTGTAATTAAACATACGGAAGTCATTGTATTCACCAAAAAACTTTGTGGGTTTGATCATTAAATTATCAGGACCGCAATACAGTATGTTGTTGCCCTGTTTCCATAAATCATACAATTCAAAGAAGTGATCCTGAAATACCTGTTGTATGTCATCTACCTCCTTGTTAAAAAACACAAACTCCCAATCACCCTGTAAATGTTGTTTAAAACTGTCCAAACTTATTTTGTGCATCTGCATATAATGTTCATATATGTCACCCTCATCAGCACGATCTCTAAACCACTGAGTGCTTTTTATTTTGTATATGCTTCTAACCAGTAAATTTTTCATGATGTATTTTTAACTCCGGAAAATATTTAACAAACACAGTGTTCTTGTTTTTCCTTAGGGGTTTTACTCTGTCACATATCTCATCGTAAAAGTTCCATGCTAAAGGTATTATCAACATATCATCAGCAAATCTTAGGGCATCACTGGGCACTATAGGTATGTTTCCACCTGGTGTCTGTTTGTTTTGTTTGAGTGGATTATCATCTGCTATGTAATCCAATTGTATGTCACCAGCATTTAACACAGTCATACCTTTTGCCGCGGCACCATATCCTGCTACTGTAAATCCTGCTGATTTATATTGTTCAATTACACATTTTAAGTCATTTACAGTTGTAAGGGCCTTATCAGCAAATTGTTCATATGTCCTAAAATTATATCTATATCGTTCATCTGTTAAATATTGATCTATTTGTTCTTCACCCTTTTTGCCTATCACAAACACATAACTATTACCGTGTATGGGTGTGATAACAACATCCAATAACTTTAATCCTGCTCTGTGGCATAGTTTTTGCATACTGTTTACACAAAAGAAACTGATGTGTTCGTGATACACTGTGTCAAACTCACCATTAGCATACATTTGACACTGACTTGTTTGTATAAATGCTCTGCCATTGGGTTTGAGCAATTTTTTTATTTTTTTAAGGAATTGTAAAGGATATTGTGTATGTGCTACTACATTCTGTGCTGTTATGGCATCAAACTTTTTGTCTATTTCCACATTTTCAAAGAAATCACAATATATTGTGTGTTCACTGTGTTTTGCTAAGTTTTTAGCAGGTTCAACACCATAAGTGTCCCAACCTTTATCCCTAAATGCTGATAATTGTGTGCCATCATTACTGGCAATATCCAATACAGCACCCACTTTGGCAGTGTCTGTTACAAATTTAGCAAAATCTTTACAGTATTGCCTTAGAGTATCACTGGTCCCTGTTACATAGAGGTAATTTTCAAATAATAATTTAGGGTCTACTGCGTGTGTTAATTGTGTGTGACTACAATTTACACAATAATTCACTGCCAAAGGGTATGCTTGTTGTGGTTCACCTGTGTGGTAATTGTTTGCTAATGGTTGTTCATTTAAGTCCAAAAACTTATACAATAATTCATCTCCACAAGCAACACATTCTGTTAATTTTGTTATCATATTGATCCAAATATCCTTGATTGAAAATGCACAAAATTTCCTGCTAATTTATTTTCTGCTATGCCGGATTGTATGTCTTTGAGTATGCTATCCACAGTGTCCTTAAATACAAAATTATATGTATTTGAAAATTTATCTGTGTTTACCCAGAAATCATAATTTTTTGTGATTAATTTTTCATTGCCTTCAGCAGGAGCAACTGTTTCTTTATATTCTACACCAAAATGTTTTGCTGTTTGTTTGCCCAGTTGTCTGCTTGTGCTGTCAAAACTGGCTAAGTTGTATATACCGGGTATAGGATTGTCTATGATGTTCTGTATTGCTCTACAACAGTCTGTTATACCTAATATGCTACGTCTGGTGTCACCATTAAACACATTAACACATTTATCCTGTATAGCACTATAACTCATAGCATTTAACATAACATCTGTTCTAAAGTTTCTGCTGAATCCATTAACTGTGCCAAAACGCAAACCAATTATGTTTTTGTGTGCATATTCCTGAAGATATATTTTGTCTATTAGTTGTTTGGTGTGGTCATAGGGATTAAGTGGTTCTTTTAATTGATCTGTTTCATATGCATAATAACTATCATGTGCTCCATACACACTACTACTACCAGCATATATAAGTGTTTGTTCAGGTTTTAATAAATTTGCTATATTGCTGAATGCCATTACATTATGTTCAAATGCATTATGGAAATTGCCTTTACACAATTGAACACTGCTTAATCCTGCTAATAATATTATTACATCAGCATCTTCTGTATTATCGCTTATATAATTTTTACTGGTAATATCAGCAAACTGAAACATTACATTATAGTCTCTGCCCCAAGTAGCACAATCATCCACACTCAGCATGTATTTTTTAGTTTCCTTAAGGTGATGATATAATTGACTACCAATATAACCTAAACCACCTATTATTAAAACTTTTTTCATTTGTCCTTTTTCCCAAATATTCTGTCCCAACCTTCAGCATAAAGATGTTCATTGCCACCGCGTCTTGCTGAACCTTTCCCGCCATGTGTTTGACCATAGTGACTGCCTTTTTTCTCTATGCCTTCACTTCTATCACGCATTTTGCGTAAGAAGCCTGTTTCATTAATTGTTTTTTCGTTCTTTTTCCATTGTGCTGAACCTTTCTTTGGTGGTTCTTTTCCTGTAAATGCCATTATTGCTCCTTAAAAATATTTTCCACATCATAGTGTGGTATTCTGGGTTCATAGTTCCAGTTATATATTCTTTTGTATGGCAAATATGTAGTAAAATCTTCAAAACAATGTATATCACCAGGATATCGTTTGTAAATTTGTTGAATACTGTTATAATTGTCAATTAATATTTTTGTCCATTTGTCGCAAAATTTTTGATCAACATTTACATTGTGATGTAAAGGTCTATCATTAGGATGTTGTCTGGTTTCTCCCCAATCACCCAATTTATTCATAGCAATCCAACTTTTTGCTTGTGCTGTAAAATTCTGTCTATACAAATAAACAATTTTATCAGTATACTGTATAATTGTTTCATATATTTTGATATTGTGTTTTAATTGATCTGGCATCACTTTAATAATCCAATTTGGAGTATTTTTACAAAAATGTAATGCTTTAGAATAACCATGATCATTAACATATTCAAAACCACATGTTACACCATGATGTTCTGCATTTTTTCTAACAAAATATGTGCTACCCACACGATAGTTTGTAATAACCAAACACCTTTTAAAAGGTTCTTTTATAATCTCTGCCATATTATTCTTCTTCAAACCATTGATCCGGTAGTGGATTGTTTTGTAAATCTGTTTTGTTTTTCCAGGCAGTTATTCTGGTTTCTGCTATGTTTACATAATCCGGATCTAACTCACAGCCTGTAAAGTCATAGTCTAACTCCACTGCGGCCATACCTGTTGATCCTGATCCTGTGAAAGGATCTAACACCTTACCACCCTGTGGTGTGACTAACTTGATTAGATATCTCATCAGTGCCACCGGCTTAACGGTGGGGTGGTTGTTTGCTATTTTGTTATGTTCTCTGATCTTTTTCATAAATCTATGACTATTTGTGCCTATGCTTGGGTCCCATAGTGGATGTTTTTTCATATCCTCAGGATTGTTAAAGGGTTCTGGTTCTGGTGCTTCAAATCCTATATGTCTTTCAGCACGGCTTACTTTGGGACAATAGAAGAACTTTTGATAGCCTTCAACTTCACCTAACACATTACTGGGGAATCTGCCTTGTCCTTTATCATCGCTTACACTTTTACCACTACCGAAAAAGTTAGTTCCATTTTTAGCATTTTGTTGTCCTCTGCTAATATCTGATTGATGTTTAGCATCATAGTCACACTCATATTCTATTCTTGTGGCATCTATGTTTAAGGCACCTACACCCCATTTTAACACATTATCAACACTGCTACCCTTAAACGGTTTGCGTGCCATCACTATGGGTTCGTGTGCTGGTTTTAATGCTGTTTTCCAGCCACTCCATTCATTGTTATGTTCTATAATTTCTTCATATGTATCTTTCCATTCTCCACCGCCATATTGTTGAGCAACTCTTTGTGATTTAGTATTTCTCAATTGTCTATATTTTTTACCATTAGAATGTCTATATATAGAACCGGTAGATCCTGTGCCTTCTATTAATGTTAAATTATCCCACTCTGCTTGTGGCAGACTCATATTTTTTTTGTTTTGTTGTTTTTTTGCTATGTTCTTGCCCACATCCTGAGCCTTGGGAAATCCTGACGCATATAACCACATCAGTTGATCTCTTATCTCAAATCCCACTGATTCTATATTTGTTGCTAAGTTGTGATATGTTCTTGCGGCACTGAATGCCAGTATGTATCCACCTGGCTTTAACACTCTGAAACATTGTTCCCAGGTTTCTATGGCACCGGTATTCTTATCCCAATCTTTGTGTAGGAACTCTATACCATATGGTGGATCTGTGACTATGCTGTCAAAATGATTGTCTGGATATCCTTTTAGAATATCTATATTGTTTCCCTGTATAACTTTTGTCTTCATAACATTCTGCCTGCGGCCATTCTTTTAGGCCTATAACTGCTTGTAAATTCCTGTTGTAGTGGATATAAACTGTGTATGACGTATCTAAGGGCGTCTGTGATGTGGTCATGCCCACTGTCTTTATCCGGTATTCTTGTATTCTGTTTATAAGTGTGTTTATACAAAGCCTCTCTGAGTCTAACACATTTTGGGTCTATTGTCAACCTTACTTGCCCTGTGCTACTCTTTAATCTGGCATTCACACTGGCTATGGCTTCTGCTACTGGTGGATTGGCATTTTTAACAACTAACTTGAAGCCATTGTTTTGTAATATTATGTGATCACTGACACCCTGACTGTTTGTGCTACGACTTGCTCCACTGGCATCTGGATACACATACATCTGTCTGTCATTACCATAACGAGTTCTTATTTCCTTAACCATTTCAAATGTGTTTGATGTCCATATTTCTATTTCATCAAATATATGAAAATCATCTCCTGCTTTTTGGCCTATAACAGCACTCATTGGATTTATATTGAAGTCCATGCCTATGTGTAAGGGTGTTCTGTCTTCTGGTAATATATTTTTCTTAACTATATTGTGTTCACCAAAAGCATAAAATATAACACCCTCATAACTAACAAACTGTGCCAAGTATTCTTGTTCAAATCGTCTGCTGTCAAGGTCCCTTTGTGCGGCTTTGATTTCAGTCTCTGGCACATTACCGCCTTCCAATGTTGTAAACTGCCAACTGCTCCAATCATCTGTAGCATTGCCCTGTAGCCATAAGTCATAAAACCAATTACGCCCTTTGGGTGATCCAATGAATAATGCTGAACCCTGTGTGTCACTGAGTGTGGGTCTCAACACACTATACCAAGTATCTGGGTGCATATCAGCACACTCATCCAACACAATAAAATTGTATTTGGCTCCCCTTAATGCTTCTTTATTGTCAGCACTGCGTAGATATATTTTGGAACCATTGATTAATTCAATATGCAAATCACTTTCGTTTATTTTTTTAACCCAGTTTAAGGGTGTGAGTTGTTCTTTTAGTTCATCCCACACCGTGCCCTTAATCTGTCGATAGGTGTTAGCAATTGCCAACACTTTTTGTTTGGGGAAACGAGCAAATTTGGCTAATTCATTGATAGCCAGAAAAGTTTTACC